GGGGCCGCGGAGGAGCGCTTTTTGCAACTGAGTGAATTTCCACAGATCGAGGTAACAGTTACACAAAAATAATGAAGACGCCAAACAGAACAGAGCTTGCGAATACGTTAGGTGTGAGCCGGAAAACCCTGTATGCATGGGCCAAGCAGGGTTGCCCGGTGCATCGCGGGCTTGATGCTGTGCAGGTATGGAGAGCGGCAAAGGCTCCGGACAAAAAACCAAAAGTGGTAACACCGACGGCGACAGACGATCTCAAGGCGCGGCTGATGCGTGCGCAGGCTGAGCACTACGAGACAAAGACGAAGCTCGCCGAGCTCGAGCACAAAGTGAAGACCGGACAGCTCATCGGGATGAGTGAGGTCGAGTCTCTCCTCCGCGAGTGGTATGGTCCGGTGAGTGCGCACCTCAAGACGCAGCCGGAGAGACTGGCTCACCAGGTGAACCCGTCCGATCCGGAACACGCGCGTCAGATCCTCGATGCTGAGCGGACACAGATTTTCACACTGGCACAATCAATCATCAAAGGAGAATCATGAACGAGTATAGCAAGGAGTTGTTCAGGTCAAAGATGAGTTACGTTGAAGAAAGCTACGCAACCGATATCGAAAGCCGGATAGCGCGAGTCCGCGAATCTGCAGACGTCAGGACGCTCGAAGGAGCGCTCGATGACGAGACACTGCAGAAGAGCGTGCTGACTGCTATCCGCGGACAGTTACGCAGGCTGAGGAGGCTGCAAGGGCATGCGTGAGGTGATCGCAGGATTGGCGCTTGGGTTCTGGCAATTGCCGGAAGACATCCCGGCGTGGCAGTGGTGTGAGAAGCATATCCGGCTTCTGTCATGTCCTACGCCGCGGCCAGGGTCATACAGCACGATGTTGACGCCTTATGTCCGCTCCGTGCTCGACGCGATCGCTGATCCAAGGGTTCGAGAGGTGGTCTTGTGCTTCGGGTCACAGACCGGAAAGACGACGACGCTTATGGTCGGTGCGTCGTGGCTGATATCGAACACTCCAGGTCCGTTCATCTGGGTGTTTCCGAATGACAGGCTCGCGCGGACATTCAGCGCTGAGCGATGGCTAAAGATGATGGATGACAGTCCAACCATGCGGGCACTGCTACCGGAAGACAGACGCAGGTGGACTCATCTCTCGCAGTCGTTCCGGAATGCGCTGTTCATCTTCACCGGGTCGAATAGCCCGGCGAACCTCGCATCGAACCCTGTGCGGTTTGTGATCCTCGACGAGGTCGACAAACTCGCGCTCAAGACCGTGAGGGAGGCAAACGCTGTCGAGCTCGCTAAGCAACGCGCCAAGGCATACTGGACGATCCGGAAGATCCTTGAGACATCGACTCCGACCACAGAGGACGGGCAGATTTGGCAGGACTTTCTCCAGGGAGATCAGACCCGATCATTCTGGCACTGCACGAAGTGCGGCAAGGAGATCCTTCCTGTGTTTTCGAAGGAGATGAGCGTCCTCCCGAAGCAGGGTGTCGAGAGCGAGCTTGTGTGGGACAACGTAGAATACGGATCCGACAACTGGGAACAGCGGACCCGTGACAGCACTCGGCTGCAGTGTTGCCATTGCGGGCACCAGATGACGGAGTCTCACAAGACGCGGCTTCTGCGGGAGGCGGTAGAGCGTCCAACGGTGCAGAATCCTGAGATCCGGAGCTTTCATCTGTCGTCACTCTATTCACCCGATATCACATGGGGCGATCTCGTCGTGAAGTTCCGCAAGGCGAAGCACAGTCTCGATGGCTTGCAAGGGTTCGTCAACGGTGAGCTGGCCGAACCATGGATGCAACAGGACGAGATCAAGGAACGACGCGAGGCGATTGTCCTATCCGGAGATCCGGCAGCGGGTGAGCTAGCATGCAGGGTGTTGACGGCAGACTACCAGGAACGGGAGGATCACTGGTGGGTGTGCCGAGATTGGTTCTACGGCGGGCACTCGCGGCTTGTCGAATGGGGCAGGTGGACATCTGACGCCGAACTCGAAGAGCACCGGATCAGGATGAGCGTGGCACCGGATCTGACAGGGGTTGACTCCGGACACGAGGGGACGGCAATCTATCGCATGTGTGCTCTGTTTGGCTGGTTCGCGTGTCGAGGAGACGGAGCGGAGAGTTGGCCGCATCACGTGAAAGGCAAACACACTAAGCCGGTGCATCGGATCTGGACAGAGCGGAAGTTCGACCCGTATTCCGGAACCGCTCACGCTGGGCGCAAAACCGTGAACGAGTTGCGATGGAGCAACCCTGGAGTGAAGGCCGTGCTCAAGGCACTGCGCAACAAGGATCGCTCTCCGGTGCGGTGGGAGATCCCGGAGCAATACGCGACCGACGAATACTTTCGTCACCTCGATGGTGAATACGAGGTCGACGTCTACAACCCCAAAACCGGAAAGACGCAGAGGATCTGGAAGAAGCGCGGACGGCGCTGGCCTGACCACCTGCGTGACTGTGAACTCGAACAGATTGCCGTCGCGATACGGCTGGGAGTGTTAAAAACCAATGACGACTGAGAAGCTATTGACCGCGAGCGAGCTCGCGTATGAACTGCGCAGGAGCCTGAAATACGTCTACGCGATGCGGAGGCGCGGGTTCCTCATGCCTGGTGGAACTGCTACCGTGAGCGAGGCCCGTGCGTGGCTCGTGCGGAATCCGGCCCCGACCGCAAAAATTATCAAAAAAGATTCGATTTTGTGTTGATTTTTAAATAAACATCAACATTATGTTTCTTATCGGGCCGGACCGAATCCGGAATCTTCAGACAAGAAAGGAACATCATGGCAAAATACACTATCACCTACGCATGCGGGCACCAAGAAACCATTCAGCTCTACGGCAAAAGCTCTGATCGAGAATGGAAGATGCAATCGATGCAGCAGCGTCTTTGTCCTGCGTGTTACAAAGCTGCAAAGAAACAGGAACAAAAGGAAGCAGGCGAGCGGGCTGGAGAGGTCAACAAAAGCAAGGGATGTGTTGCTTTGGAAGGGTCTGAAGCTCAAATTGCGTGGGCAGAGGCTATTCGGCTTCCACGGATCACGGCTTTGATGTTGATGTTGGATCGCGTTCAGGATCAAGCAAACCGGAAAGAACCAACTGCTTTGAAGGTATATCCGGTATTGGTTGCGGTAATGGACTGGGCAAAGTCGATTGACTCGGCCAAGTGGTGGATTGATAATCGTTCAGACGGAATTGAGGTATCTGAAATGCAATCCTTTTCACTTGCGTTGTCATATATCTCTGGAGCTAAGACTTCATTCGCCGTAACGGATGCGCAGCTTGTGAAACAGATGTTAGTGCTGGCACCGCATACAACTGAAGAGGTTGCGCATATGGCAGGCATTAGGGATCAATGGGGTAAGCGTTTGGAAAAGGACGCCGCAAAGCAGCAAGAAAAGATAAAAGCTGAGCGCCTGCAGACCGCCGAAAGTGCTCGTGATTTTGCAAGGGGTCTCGGCATCAAAGGGCGTGTTGCAGTGTGGACTTCAAGCTGTGGTGATCATCAACGTGTGTATGCCGATCAATTCACATACAATCATACAGGAAAGAATGCTGGGCATCTCGAAAACAAAACGGACGGTGTAGCAGATGATCACCTTCGTGACTATTGCGAGCGGCTTTGTAAGGCTTGGAAAAAAGTATCTTTCTACGCATGAAGGCAAGCATCTCTCTTAATGTCTTTGTGAGTCGGGACAGTTCCAGGCTCACTCCTCGACCATACGTGGCACGGATTACTGGTTGGACTCCCGATGGACTGCGTCGAGCATTTTTAAAAGGCCAGCGTGATCACCGGTATTCAAATGGAGTCGGATCGCGCGGGGCGCGGGATTTCTATGTGTTGGAATCTGGGCAGTTGTATGAACTTAGGGAGGTCCATAACTGGTCAACGTTCACTCGATATTGGGTAGTAGTGAACCAATCAGGCGAAGTCCAAAAGTTAACCATCAAAGATGCAATCGAGCATGCGAAAAAACTACCTTAATTTAAACGTCCTTACTGCGGCTCAGGCTCGTATTGCGCGTGTGTTCGATGACTTCCCGCGGATCTATGTTTCATTTTCTGGAGGGAAAGATAGCACGGTGATGCTACACTTGGTGATGGAAGAGGCAATAAAGCGTGGTCGAAAGGTTGGGGTGTTGTTTGTAGACTTGGAGGCCCAGTATCAATTGACAATTGAGCACATTGCTGAGTGTTATGATCTCTATTCTGAGCACATCAAGCCTTACTGGGTGGCGCTTCCGATCAGTCTTCGAAATGCGGTTTCTGTTTATCAACCCCAGTGGAAGTGTTGGGACACTTCGGCTTCCGCAGACTGGGTGCGTCAGCCTCATCCAATATCCATCACAGATATGGGATATTTTCCATTCTTCATTGATGGAATGGAGTTTGAAGACTTTGTGCCGAAGTTCGGTGAGTGGTACGCAGAAGGGAAGTTGTGTGCGTGTTTTGTAGGTATTCGGACTCAAGAAAGCCTAAACCGATGGCGCACGATTGCGAGGGATAGCAAGCAAATGTTCGATGGTGAGAAGTGGACTACACGTGTGATTGAGTCGGTTTATAATGCCTACCCGATTTACGATTGGGATACAGAGGACATTTGGACCTACCTTGGAAAGTACCGAAAGCCTTATAATCGGCTTTATGATCGGATGAGTCAGGCGGGGCTCACGATCCATCAACAGCGCATTTGCCAACCATACGGGGATGATCAGCGAAAAGGGCTGTGGCTTTTCCATGTGATCGAACCAGAGACGTGGGGGCGTGTTGTAGCCAGAGTAAATGGGGCAAATCAAGGGAGTCTCTACGCACAGGACAGCGGCAATGTGCTGGGGCGCTTGAAGATAACCAAACCATCTGGTCACACGTGGAAAAGTTTTTCGGAGTTGATCTTAGTGACGATGCCACCGCGAACTCGAGAGCATTACGAAAACAAAATCGCAGTCTTTCTGAAGTGGTATTCGGATCGTGGGTATTTTGCTGGTGAGATCCCGGATGAAGGACCGGTCAACGATCGCAACACTCCATCATGGGCACGAATCTGCAAAGCGCTTTTGCGAAATGACTACTGGTGCAAGGGGTTAAGCTTCAGTCAACACAAGACAGACGCTTACGAAAAGTATAAGAAACTAATGAAGAAACGGAGGACGGCATGGGGGATTTACTAACAAGCAGCATCGTAGAACGATGCAAAACGATTTTTCAAGAACTGGGTTCTCTCGATGAGGAAACCAGGATGGATGTGATCAATGAGATCCGCCTCGCTCTTCGGGAACACAGCCCAATGAAGCGGGAGCCAGTGGATTGTGTGCTGTGGGTGCCTGGCGAGCAGGTGCATGCCAATGACTACAACCCGAACACGGTTGCACCCCCAGAGATGCGATTGCTTCAGCTTTCAATTATGAGCGATGGATATACTCAGCCGATTGTTACATGGCCTGATGGCGATGGGTATGAGGTGATCGATGGATTCCACAGGAATCGCGTAGGGAAAGAAGTCGGTGCGGTGAAGAAGCGCGTGCGAGGCCGGCTGCCTGTGTCCGTGATCAACTCAGAACGGACAGCGAAGGAGGATCGTATCGCAGCTACAATTCGACACAATCGAGCGAGGGGGAAGCATCAAGTCGACATGATGTCTGAGATTGTTTCAGATCTCACTAAACGCAACTGGACTGAAGATCGAATCGCCAAGGAACTAGGAATGGATGCCGATGAAGTTCTTCGGCTGAAACAGATCACCGGACTTGCTGAGCTATTTGCAGATCGTGAGTTTTCAGAAGCTTGGGAGGTGGTAAATGATTAGCATCACATTCAACACAGGAGATAGAGCAGTTGTCAAACCAGACATAGTAAGACCATATACACGTAACGTTCTCCTTCCGCTAATCAAAGCCCGTAGTGGTGTGCTTCCGGGATCCGCGAAAGGATACAGGTTTGAGCTGTATGGAAATAACAACGAAGGATTCGTGTGGACTTTCTATCGAGGGAAAGATCCGCTTACAACTTCCGTGTTGGGTTTACATGAAGCTAACTCAGAAGCTCTTTGGAATACGTTGGAGAATTTGTATTTCGAAACATCGGAATCGTTCGCAAAACAAACAGGAAGCTCGGGGTTCGGTAGCGAGATACCAGAAATGCCAAACGAGTGTCCGTGGGTTGCAACTGTATTATTGCCTCCACTTGTTATGATATCAAAGAACGATATTGGATTCATTGGTCATATGTCTATTTGTTTCGCGGTAATAATTTCAACGATATGAATACCAGAAAACAAGGCGCTCCGATTGGGAATAGAAATGCAGCTAAAGCCGACGACGAGAAACAAACAGGAAAAGGTCGTGTGGTTGTTGACCTTGGAGACTGGAAATCTGCTATGGTTGCTGATCTTGAAAAAGGACAGTCATTGAAGGAGTGGTTAGTTGATGCAATTAAACTCAAACTTGATCGACGTTGATGAAACTGATCCGGATTCAGATCGAGTATGAAGCTCGACAGAAGCGTGGAAGCGATTTCTACAGCATCGACGGAACACTGATTCAAGGCGCTCCGCATCTACATCCGAATGAAGTTGCAATGGTTGAGGTATACGGAAAGACTGTGACGGCATTCTTTCAAAAGTCGTCGGATGAAACAATGCCGGATACTGTTCAAATTCCGGACGGTAGCGAATTGCAATGCATTGGATGCGACGAGAATGGAGTGGTAACGGCTACGAGATTCTTCGCCAGTTCCGTATAATTCCGAAAAGTTCCTAATTCGGCGTTCGCGGATGCCATTGTTCGACGCGATAGTGTTGGCATGGCAGTTCCAACGAAGCTCAAGCGGCTGTTTCTGAGGGGCATCAAATGGGATGCGGAGCAGGGTGACATAACGCTACTTGCGGCGATTGAGGCCGTGTGTAAGGCCCGGCTTGAGGAGATACGCGAGGGACGCGTGATCTCACAGACTGGCGGATCCGGAGCGACGGTATCGTTCACTTTCCCGTCTGGCGTGGCTCCGACTGACATTGCCTCACTGGCGAGCGACATGCTCGATCTTTACGAATCGATCAAGGCCGATGCGCCTGACGCGACCGACGACGAGATGTTCGTCGCGATGATGGCACGGCTCAAGCCGATCACGAACTTCCGACCCGACTTCTCAACCTACAGGCTATGAGCATCACCACTCGACTCTCTGCAGCGCTAAGCGCATTCCGGAACCCGACTCCACCACAAGCGCCGCGCAAGCCTAAGCCGCGCAACGTCTATCCCGGGACGCCGTCGATCCATCGATCACGTGGCATAGTTCCTCTACAGTCTGCACGCCGGGATCTGACCCCGTTCCGGCGCAGGCAAATCCAAGCGCTGAGCCGGGACCTTGAGAGCAGTGACGGGATCGTCAATGCATTCCTCGACAAGGCCGAGCAATACATCGTTGGACCTCGGGGCCTGCAGATTGCTCCGAACACAAAGGACCGAGACTGGAACCTACTCGCGAAAGAGGCGTGGAAGAACTGGCAGCGCTACGGGAATCTCGTTTCGCTGCAAGGGTTTGAACAGGATCAATCGCTCATTGCCCGCACGTGGCTTGTCGACGGAGGACTGTTTCTCAACCGGACATTCAGCCCGGACAGCGGCCGGCCGCGATATCAGCTCATCGAGGCACACCGGTGTGAGACTCCATGGTCACGTGTCGGAGACGAGGGCAAGAGTATCATCGATGGCGTAGAGGTCGACCCGGTAACCATGCGTCCGCTTGGATACTGGATCAGGATCGGCGACACTCCTACGGTCGAACAGTCATGGATGTTCCTGGATGCGCAGTATTGCGACCACATTTACGAGCCGAGCAGGATTGGGCAGTATCGCGAGATCGGAATTTTCTATGCGGTCCTGAACGACTTCCTAGATCTGCAGGAGCTGCAAAGCTACGAGATGAACGCAGCGAAGGACAACGCATCGATCACCCGCACGATCAAAACTCAGACGGGCGAAATCGAAGAGGAGTCCGGGATCGGTGCGAGCTTACGCAAAGAAACCGATCCGGATGACGAAGACCGCGACATCTACTACCGAAAGGTGCTCGGAGCTGAAACAATCGTGCTTAAGTCTGGCGACGAATTTCAGGAGCATCGGAGCGACCGGCCTTCTGTGTCGGTTCAGCAATTCTGGGACTACGTGTTGGAGCGCGCTACGGCCGGATCAGGATTGCACGCAGCGATTCTTGTGTCGCGTCCCGGTATCAACGGGACCGTGATGCGGGCATACCTCGACATGGCGAACGACTGGTTCCGGGCGCGGTCCGCTGCGCTGGCAGGATACTTCGGGCGCGTCTACGAGTGGGTCATCGAAACCGAGATCCAGTCTGGCAACCTGAAGAACGCACCGGCTGACTGGCGTGCGTGGAAGTTCACCGCACCGAAGGCGATCAACGTCGACATCGGGCGAAACTCCGCAGCCACGATTGCCGAGCTAGGCGCAGGCGTCACAACCTACGAAGAGGTCTACGGGCGCAGCGGCCGCGACTGGGAAGAGGCATTCTGGCAGAAGGGGTATGAGATGAGCGTCGCTCAGAAGATCGCGGATCACTATGGTCTGCGTCGCGCTGAGATTATCCGGCTCGATCCGAACGAGCTGAGCGCAGGTGAACCGGTTGATCAGGATCCAAACAAACCAGACCCGAGTAAACCGGAAGAAGACAAGGAGGACGACGAATGATCGCGATCGACCTGCTCAAGAAGGGGCGTGCGATGATTTTTACGACGCACGGTCAGTCGATCACGATTCACCTCACCACGCCGGTGATCACAAAGGCGGTCGCTGAGCCGTTCGAGCGCGTCGATGCCGACACAGGTCACTATGTGCACGGATGGGCATTGTCGGTGCTGCGGTCTGCGCTTCCATCAATCCCGCCGGCCGGGGTCGACATCACATTCCAGGGCACACGTTGGCGATACGCTGGCATGAGGCCCGGTCAATATCCGGAGACCGTTGATCTCCTCATCGAGGGCGAAGCGAGATGAACCACGTAGAGGAGAACGTCTCGACCGAACTACGCTGGCTGCGTGATACGCTTGGCCGTGTGGCGGGGTTGGGTCGTCGCACCTCCGCTGAGATCATCCGTAAGGCAACCACCGACATCATGCTCGGCAGCAAGGGTGACTACGACGGGCTCTATGGTCGTGCGCTACAAATCGCACCCGCTGAAGGCGAGGCATCTGCAGAAGCTGAGGCGCGTGATTTTCGCATGGCGACGAATTCGACATCGATGGCACGCGGGCTCGATAAGGCAAAGTCTGTGCTTGGCACGGATAAGTCTGGCGTGTTCTCGGTTCAACCAGGCAAACGGGTCTATGCCCCGAAGCGCGTCTGGATCCGCACACGTGGCAGCCAACGCGGGACGGCGACCACCCGCAAGGGAAAGACCACGCTCGCTGCATCCGGCCGCATGGACGGCTACAGCACACTTAATCTTCAGGCGCTTGCGGTGGCATACGCGATCGCATTCCGCGAGTCTGCACGCCGTTCTACCGCTGTGCAGTTTCTTGCTAAACGATACCGGACGATTCTGGTGCGCAAGGCAGGGCTCACGTACAAGAGCGGGCAGGCCGTCGGGATAGCGTCGACAGACGCGGCAAGCATCCATGAGCACCGGCGCGTCGAGATCGAGAACAAAACCGGCACACGTATTGGGTCGCTTGAGATGATGCTCACAGATGATGAGAGCTGGAGCCGGATCCGCGGCGAGCTCGGTATTCCAAACCAGCATTCTGGCATCGTCGACAAGGTTCTCGAGTCCGTCGCGATCGACCGCGAGACCTACCTTTTACGCGATCAAGCAAAGCAACTCCTGAAGAAACGATGAGCAGTAAAACCCTCCGCACCGCAATTATCGACGCGCTTGAGGCGTCGTCATGGATCACAACCGCAGGCATCGACGTGTTCGACCTGGACGGGTCAACCGAAGCGGCCGCTGCGTTCGAGGGCGATCTCCGCGAGAGCACGGGCGCGGTTGTGTGCGTGTCGCAGACGCTCAAGCGGCAGCGCATGAACGACGCCGCGAGATCGAAGCGGATCCTACTGGCGAACACGATCAAGGTCGTGCTCCGGATCAACACCGGCGTGTCTTCGCTCGATCTAGATGACGGGTGCGACGCGATCATGTCCGCGCTGTCCGGACTCATGTCGAACGGCGCACCTGTCCAGATCTCCGGCGACTCTGAACTGGTGAAGGACTCGGCCGGGATACTCACGGCTCACGTGAACGTAGTCGGAAATGTTCTCTTGTGAATATCGCGAATCGCTTATGCAACTCGAAAGACCACTAACGCAAAAGGAGAAGGCGGTCGTGTTGGGGGTTCATCCATCCACTATCTCGGCATTTGCTCGGTTGGGACTCCCGCGTCGCGCGAACGCACGCGAGACGATCGACTGGTATCGGAGGCATCCTGCGGTCCGTGTGAGGGACGTTTACCGGCGCTGACAAAGTTTGCCAAAGTTTGCCAAAGTCTAACGCCTTGAAAGCGCTTGCAATGCATGGGATTTTTCTCATGTGAGCGCGAAAGGACGAACATGGTATCGCATCGGAGGGCCGACGAATCGCGCCGGTGTGAAGTATGCAGCCGAACTCGAGATATACGACGAGATCGGATTCTTCGGCATTAAAGCATCTGCGTTCGCTGCTGAGCTGAAGAACATCGACGGCCGGATCCTTGTGCACGTCAACAGCCCGGGCGGCGAAGTATCCGACGGGATCGCGATTTATCACGCACTGCGTGACCATCCAGGCGGAGTCGATACGGTCAACGATGCATGGGCCGCGTCAATCGCGTCTGTCATTTTCTTAGCTGGCGAACGTCGCATCATGCAGACGTCGGCATTCGTGATGGCTCACCGTGCAACATCGTTCACGTTCGGCGACGCTGAGCAGATGCGCAAGGATGCAGACACCATCGAGAAGCTAGAGGGCGGCATCCGCACCATCTACTCAGAACGCACTTCGGCATCTGACGAGACCATCATCGGGTGGTTCGACGGAGACGATCACTGGTTCGACGCTGAGGAGGCGTTGACACACGGATTCGCAACCGAGATCGCGAAGGGCAAGGCATCGGCTCACGCCGACCTGAAGTCGCTTCTGCACCGGTTCCCGAACGCCCCGAAAGCAATCACCGCAATCTACAAACAAGGACAGATCATGGACGAAATTGAAACACTCAAAAACGACTTGGCTAAGGCCAACGAAGCTCTCAAGGCCGCAAACGACAAGGCCGTGAATCTCAAAGCCGAACTCGACAAGGCGCACGAAAAGCTCGCAGCGCACGAGGAGCAGATCAAAGCACAGCGCAAGGATGCGATCATCGCTAAGATCACTTCGCTCATCGAAGCCAAGCGGGTGAAAGCCGAAAGCAAGGATGCGCTCATCGCATTGTTTGAGGCATCGGCAGATGCTGGCGAAAGCTTCATCGCGGCTCTACCGGAAGCGCCAAAGGCAGAAGCTCCGCGGGTGGTTGGCAACCCTCCGGTCGTGGTGACCTCGTCGACACCTCCGAAAGGTGACGGCGACAAGAAGACCATCACTCAGCGTTGCGCTGAAAAGAAGGGCATCAAGCTGTGAACAACCTCACTTTCACTCCACGCATTCCGCGCGGTATGTCGGGCACCGAGCCGGTGAACGATATTATCGACTCTCTCATCTCGACTCTCCAATCCCATACTGAGATCACTGCAGCGGCATCCGCTCCTGTGCAGGCTGTTGCCGCTGCTTTGACCACAGCGCTTACCGGGGACAACAACGATCTTGTGTTCACGGCCAAGACGAAGGGAACGGCCGGCGAAGCGATCACGATCGCATACGTCGATCCAGGCGAGGACGCCGAAGCCGAGGTCGTAACCGTAACCGGGACAGCGATCTCGGTCACGCTGCGTAGCGCGACGTCAGTGCTTAGCACAGCGACTCAGGTCAAGGCAGCTATCGAGGCGACACCCGCAGCGGCCGCACTTGTCTCCGTTGCAAACGCAGCGGCCAACACCGGAGCCGGGAGCGTGACCGCAATGGCAGCCACCGCACTCGACGGCGGCGTCGACGGCACCGTCGGAGGTCCGTTCGAGCAGGTTATCCACAGCGGATACCTTTATATCGCAAACTCTGCAACCGGGAATTCCGTGTCGGATGACAACTGGTATCGGGTGCAGCTCACCAAGGTTTCATAAACCGCACAACCAACAGACTAAATCATCATGGCAGCAGAAATCACAACCATATCTGACCTGTTTACTCCAGACATCTGGATTCCAGGCGCACGCGAAGCAATGGCTACATTGCCGAGCATCCTCACATCCGGAGCAGTGGTCAACACTCCCGAGCTCGATGCTATCGCAGCCGGTGCAGGGGTGGCAGTGTCGATTCCGTTTTTCAAGGATATCACCGACACGGCCGACACCATCCAGGTAGAAAACACTGCATCTGAAACCAATCAGATCACAGGCGGCGAAGGGATCGCACCGATCCTCAACCGCGAGACTCCATTCATCGCAACCGCGCTGAGTCGTCAGGTCAACGGTATCGGAGACCCGGTTCAGGAGATCCTCAACCAGATTGGGATGATGCGTGCGAAACAGCGTCAACGTACGCTGATCAACATCCTTCGCGGTGTATTTGGAACGGCTATCGCAGCTAACTCGCTCAACAAGTTTGTTGAGGTCGAAGGTGACCAGGCTGCCGATACCCACTTCATCAAGGCCGACTACTTCTTTGACGCAGTCGGGGCTCTTGGCGAACGGGTAAGCGCGCTTGCGAGCTGCGTCGTCCTGGCACATTCAAAGATCGTCGCAGCTCTGCGCAAGCAGGATGAGATTGACTTTGTGCCAGCATCGAAGAACGGATCCCTCGGGCTCGACAGCTACAAGGGATGCCCGATCATCTACAGCGATATGTTGAGTCGCGCCGGAACCACTAGCGGTAGTGTCTACGACACCTATCTGCTCGCACCTGGTGCGGTGGCATGGGGTGAAAAACCGCAGTCCAACTCGATCGGCGATGTCGCATCGCTGGTGCTCGATGGAGACGCAGCCAAGAACAACATGAGCATCTATGACCGCACGCGGTTTCTGATGCACGTTGCCGGGACCAAGTTTGTCGATGTCATCGCAGGCCAGTCCGCAACCAATGCCGAATTGGCCGATGCCGCTAGCTGGCAGCTCGCTGCATCCAGTGCATCCCGCGTGCCTGTAGTCCGTATCGTAACGAACGGTTGATCATGGACGCCGCAGATCAACACACGATGGATCTGCAGAACGAACTCGCAGCTCGTCTGCGGGCTCGTCGCATGACCCGTCGCCGCGGGCGCGCTCGCGTGGACAGAAGTTTGCCGGAGGTTATCACTCCTCCGAAGCCAAAGACCAAGAAACGCAAATAGTGTCAGGATTCAGGACAGGGTTATCAATGGAACAGATCCCGGCGAGAGGTCGCTGGGATCTGGTTCCGCGTTATCGTCTTACTGCGCCGCTCGTCTATGAGACGCGCGACGGTGAGACGATCACGGTCCCTGTCGGATTCGTCACAGACGGAGCGTCCGTCACACGGTGGCTCATTTGGTTGATTGCCACCGTCTCTTTCATGCTCGGGTGGGTGCGATCGGATCTCTTCTTCCTGGTCACCACACTCTTGCTACTTGTCTGCACTCGCACCGGGCCATGGATGATGGCAGCGGTGGTTCACGACTACATCGGGTGCTCAAAACGCAACGATCGAATCTTTCGCGAGGCGATGCTCGACAGCCGGGTATTCGAGCCGATCGCGTGGCTTTTCTGGGCAGGGCCGCGGATGTTCGGTCGCATCTATCGAATCTTTTACAATTTGAAACATGGACCTTCCAGTGATGTCTGACCTTCCACCTCCGCGCGTGTCATCGTCCGGAGAATGGGCTTCCCGTGTGATCATGTCGGTCGCCGCATTGCTCATCATCGGAATGATGGGATTGTTTGGCCGTGAGGGCATTGAGGAGCTCAAGAAGATAAACTCCAAGCTCGCTGCGCTGGGGGAGACTTCAGCCCGGATGGATGCCGTGACAACTGGGCTTCGTAGGGATGTAGACCGGCACGAGGTAAGAATCGAACGGTTGGAGGTGCGTCGTGACGGATGACGAACTCGAGAACGCTGTATCGCTGATGCAACTCGGGCACGACCTGCTTCCAGAGATCGTTCGCAAGGTCGCTGAGTTTGAGACGCTACTGCGCCGGATCGACAAGCGTGTAGATGACATCGCTCGCGTGGTGTTGCCAGCGCCTGCTCCGGAGCCAATTCCTGAACCTGAACCTTTGCCGGGTGTTGACTATGAGCCGTTGAAAACCAACTGGCTAGCGGATTACGATCCGGCTGTCGGCAAGGCAGCCTGGACGTCACTCACTTTATTCGCAAAGCCGACCGGTGTCGAGCGGCATGAGATTGTCAACCGCGTCGTCGATGCAGGTGGCAATTGCATCGTGCTGTATGCCGTAAACGGCGGTGACTTCGCACACACTCAGAACCGCGAGTTCTACTACACTCCAGAACAGCGCAATGAGATTCTATCATGGATGAGGCACTTCGATGCGCTCAATCTCGAATCTATCTGGATGATGATGAACGACGACGCTCCTCATCCTGCGTTGCCGTGGCACGACCTTGACGCGATCAAAGCGTACTGGAATCGGCTGATCACGGACGTGCTCGAACCGATGAAGGTCAAGCACATCGTGCTCGGGCTCGAAGCACTCGAATACTGGTCCGTCGATGAGTGTCGCGAACTTGGCCGCTGGCTCAAGGCGCGTTGCCAATGGGCCCGCATCGGACACCATACGCTCCCGGGAGACACCCGCCTGTGTGGTGACGACTGGGTTGATGACATATATTTTCAAGGTCCGTTCTGGCGTTTGCCGGAGGCATACGTCGGGGATTACCTGGCACTCGAACGCGACTATCCGACCAAGCGCGTTATCATGGCCGAATACTCCATGCAGGGCGACACGATCGAGGCTGCTCGCATTGGCAATGCACTGCTCGCGGCTGGTTGTCAAGGAGTGCTCAATGGATTCGGATCTCCAACAAAAGAGGGCGTGGCTCCGCACGCAGTCGACACGCAGTGGAAGGCGACTCCGGTCGATGGTTCAGCCATTACGCCGGATCTGATCTCCACGCTCGTCGGGCCTGTATCAAATCCGTTTGCCTCCGGCTGGCGTGAGACCATCACCTTGCGCGAGATTGATGTGTTCGATGGGTTGATCAGGTTCCCGTTCGCTAAGCAGAGTGCATGGGAAACCATCACACAGCCGGATGGCTCCACTTCGGTCGGGCATCTCTGGGTGATCCAGATCATCGACGGCAAGCCCTATGCGACGACAATCGACTGGCTCCGCAACAGCGGACAGCAAAGCAAGCCGTTCCCGGGCGTGATGCAGGGTAATCACCTGTCCTCACCTATGGCGCTCAAGGCTGGAGAGACTTACGGATTCATGGTCACCACGGTGGCCCGCAACAACAAGAGAACCACAGACGAACGCAGCAACATTGTCTGGGTGAGATTGGGGGATAAATGAGCAGTATAGTGAGCGCATTACTCCGGCAGCTTCCATGGGAGAAGATTGCCGCATGGGGGACCGGCAAGGTGGTCGGACTCATCAAAGACCGCTTCGAGCGGGGCAAGATCAAGAGTCTACCGACAAAGGAACTTTTCGAAGTAGAGGAGGACGACGCGGAGATCCTCCGTGAGATTAACCGCCGTATCGCTGAGGCTAAGCAATGAGGGCACTGTTCTGCATCGTTCTGTTCGCACTCGCCGGATGTATCACGCCGGGGCCGTTTCACGATGTCCGTGAGATTCATGGTGTGAGCTTCTATGTCGGGCCGGGCGAACTGTTCACCGAGCTGCAAACCGCGCTCACGACCTATCAGGCGCTCTATGGCTACGATGACGAGTTCATCGCGCTGAACGCATTCACTTTCAACAACGAGGTCTATGCCACCGCCGAGGCAATGACCATCTATCTGCAATATCTACAATCCAAACATAAGGACTGACCATGGCTGCTGACTACGATCCGATTCCCGGTGATACCCTAATAGGGGCAGGCACCTTCGATTTCACTCCATCCGGAGGCTCCGCGATCAAGCTTCGCGTGAAGAAGATCGACATGAACTTTGACCGGCAATTCGTCGACCGCAAGGTTCCGGTGAACGGGATCCTTCGCATCGACCGCAGGGTTGCCACCGAGATCAACGACTCGTTCACGCTCACGATCGACGAGCCGCGCAACGAGAACATCATCGACATCATCTTCGCTGGTACGATCGGCAGCGGCACTATTCCGGGATCTGCTCCGATCTTGTCCGGATCTGGCACGCTCAAGTTCAAGGATATCGACGGCGGCGGGATCTCGCTCACCGGATTCGATTGTCAGGTTGAGCCGACAGGATCGTTCAGCGCCGAGTATGGCACGTTTTCAGAAGTGCAGATCAAGGTCACACCGACCGGATCAACATCCTCTGATCTCGGCACTTACGCCAAAGACTCTATTCCAGCAGGATGAGAACGCTAACCGAGTTTGAACGCGCGGATGGCGCTGCCGTGGTGAAGCCACGGTGGCGTAAGTCCGCAGGCGACATGCCGGAGGAACTCACGATCGAGGAGATCCCGATCCGCAAGGTCCCTCAACTGATCGACCTGCGCCTCGATGAGCCCGCGCTTGTGGAGTTCTACGCTGGCCTAAAGAAGGGCGATGCCGACAAGCTGACCCACGCGAGCTACGAGGAGATTCTCGATGTAGGCGATGCGCTCAACGCCCCTTTTGCGGACGCCTGGTTGCAACGGCTGACCGAGAGAACCTCGGAGATGCTGGACGTGGCAGAGCGCAATCAGGCTCTAGCACCGAGGGCGGCTGGGTTGTCAGGCTCTGCGCACGCTGCGCCTGTATCTGCGGATGTCCTCCCGGGGACGTCCTGAACTGGAAGGTCAGTCATATGGTAGCGGTCCTCACTGAGCACAACCGAATCGTGGCACAGTCCGCGCTGGTGAATGTTCAGGGGATCTATACGGCGGTCGCGACATCCATGGTGGGTGACAAGGCCGCAGCACAGTGGTCACGCTGGCAGCAAGACAGGATGAGGGAGATCAACATCGAGTCTGCAGGCGAGCGGAAGGCGAGGCGCAAGGGCGCGGTGAAGCTTTTCAAACAACGCTTTGGAGGATAAATGGCATCGACAACACTAGACATGCTGCTCCGGATCCGGAGCGACCTTGCCGGGGTGCAGTCCACGCAACGGGAGTTGCAAAAGACTGTCGGGATCGCGCAACGGGTCGGACCTGCCGTGCAGGCGGGTGTTCGTTCGCTCATGGGCTACGTGGCGACCTATGCGAGCCTTCGTACGATCGTGAGGCAGGTGCAGGACTCGATCTCCTATGCGAGCCGGATGAGCGATCAGGCTTATCAGGCGAGCATGAATGTGATGGACCTACAGGCAATTCAGGCCGTAGGTGCGCAGGTTGGCGTCCAATTCGAACGGATCGGGGTCTCGATTGCAGCCATGCGCACACGCGCCATGGAAGCGGTTACGGGCAACGTGAAGCTGCGCAAGGCGTTCTCGGATCTGAACGTAGACCTTAAAGACTTCTACGGCATGCCGACGGAGCGGAAGCTTGAAGTGCTTGCTGTTGGTTTCGCAAACGCGACCGACAAACATGCCGCGTTCAATGCGATGACTCAGATATTCGGACGCGAGCAGGGGCCTCGGCTTGTCGAGCTACTCGACAGCATAGGGAAGGATGGTCTAGTCAATGTTCGCAAGAACGCGATTGCGGCCGGGCTCGCACTTGAGAAGTGGGAAATCGAAGCGCTCGACGGGCTCGACGATAAGCTCGCTGTGCTCGGGATCAAGATCAAGGTGCTCACTGGTCGCGTGACGGCAGCCTTCGCAAACGACGACACAAGGGCGGCGATATGGGACATGCTAAAGCTTGTGAGCGAGGGGCTTTGGATCTCGATAAAGAACACGTTTCACAACGTGGCAATCGAGTTCCCGCGAGCGCTGATCAACGACATGAAGGCGTTCTTCTCGTGGTTCAGCGACGCGATGAAGCTGATCGCAAAGAGCTTTGTGCTACTCATCCAGGAGGGCGTCAACGCAATGGTTGATAAGGTCAACCCGCTGTTGAAAAAACTCAGGCTCGGGCAGATGTCTGGCATCGACACGAGCGGCACCCGGGCAGATGCAGACGCGATTCGCGAGCGTATGAACGGTCCATATATCGACCCGGAAAAGTCGACTGTGACATCGATGTCAGGGCTCGCTGAACTCTTCAGCGCTCAACCATACGGCAACCCTGACAATCAATTCGGGTTCGGCGCTATGGCACTCATGAGCGGATTTAGCAAGGCGAGCGCAGGCGATGCAAGAGAGGGCGGAGCGGCAGGCGCGGAAGGCGGAGCTGTGGACACTCCGCAGTTTAGCGCGTTCGGCGAAAAAATGACCGGACTACAGGAACAGCTTGGAGGATTCGAGGATATCGTCGCCAATAACTTCACCGGCATGTTCACGGCCGGAATCGATACCATCTCATCCGGATTGTCAGGCCTGCTAATGAAAACGCAGACACTTGGGCAGAGCTTGCGCGGGATGTGGAATGGATTTGTCGAATCTGCAGTCGGTGCGTTCTCGAAAATGATCGCCGAGTATGCCGTCTCAAAGGCGGCGATGTTCGCGGTCGATGCCGCTATGGCGGCGAAGGGCTTGGCGCTGAGCGTGGCAGGTGCTGCGAAGAGTATGGTGGCATGGATACCGGCGGCGATCGCTGCGGTGATTGGATCCGGCTGGGCAGGGCTCGCACTCGCGGCGGCTGGCACGGTGGCTGTGATGGCTGCACTGGGATCATTTGCTGAAGGTGGCTACACCGGATCGGGCGGGAAGTATCAACCCGCCGGCGTCGTGCACCGAGGCGAGTATGTGGTTCCGGCCGACGTGGTATCACGCATGGGCGTTGGATACTTCGACGCGATCGCAGCCGGAGCGGTCACATCTCCCGGGATGATGGCACCGGCTACGGATTCGGGCGGCGGCATAGCATCAATGGCAGGCGGCCAGACATCCTCGATCATCATGGTCGATGATTCGCGGACGAGTATCCGCAAGGCGATGGAGAGCACGGAGGGCAAGCGGCATATCATCCGGACGGTGCGGGGGCAGAGTCACCGCATCCAGAGCGATTTCTAACAGGGGGCGAATTTATGGCAAAGAGCATTTCACTGAGCTGGATAAAGGGGGACACGGAGCGGATGTATTTCATCGTCCGCGAGGATGATACGGCGATCCCGCTGACGGGGTATGACGTGTGGTGCACGCTAAAAGCGAGCTACACGGATGCGGATGATGCGGCGACTTCGATCCAGAAGGTTATCGGGGACGGGATCACGCTTACGAACCACGATGTGGACGGGGTGCTCGTGGTCGAGGGGCTGATCACGATCACATTCACGGCGGCTGATACGAAGACGCTGACGCCGGGCAAGGCTTACCAATACGACATCCAGATCAAGACGCCGGATGGCGACATCAAGACGCTCGTGACCGGGCAGGTGACGGTGGGCCATGAGGTGACGCTTGCGGATGCTTACCCCGAACCGGATCCCGAACCATGAGCGACTACACGGACGATGACTGGGGCTGGTGGGACCGGCTGTGAGTGAGGGTAGAAGGAAGAAGAGGATTTAGCCACAGAGATCACAGAGAACACAGAGGAATTTCAAAATCTAAAACAAACAGGAGGATATATGGCAGGATCATTTAGCGACTATGAAGAAAACAAGGTGCTTGACCACCTGTTCGGCGGGCCGGACCTGGTAAGGCCGAGCACGTATTACCTGGCGGCGTTCACGGTAGCGCCGAACGACGCGGGCGGCGGCACTGAGGTGAGCGCGAGCGGATACGCACGGCTCGCGGTTACGAATAACTCCACGAACTTCCCGGCGTCGAGCGCTGGCGTGAAGTCGAACGGGGTGGCCTTCGAGTGGCCTGAGGCGGTGGCGAACTGGGGGACTGTGGTCGCGATCGGGGTCTTTGACGCGCTGAGCGGCGGGAATCTCCGGACGTGGTTCGACGGAATCGCGGTGGCGATCAATACGGGCGACTCGTTCCGGATCAAGGCCGGGGCAATGACGATCACGCTGGACTGATGCTGATCGCCGAACAGGTCGCGTGGCACCGGCTTGAGGCCGAGTTGCTTTCGCTGCATACGGTCGAGGCGTATGAGGTCACATGGCCTACGCTCGAAGCCGAGGCGGTGACGGTGCGCCGTGGGGTGCGCCTCGCTGCTAAGTGCCGGGCAGGTGCGACGCTGACAGCATCACGCACGCGTGCTCCGGATGGACTGGAGTGCGGGCTCGCGGCATCGACTGCGGTGCGAGGGCGGCGGATCGGCAATGCGGTGATCGCGAGCGGACCGGCTGCGGAGACTGCGTGCGCTGGCGTGATCGTGCGCAATGCGCTCGCGGCGGCGGAGTGCTCTGCCTCGCCAGTGGTGGCACCGACCGTGATGCGCTCGGCTGCGATCCGTTGCACCGGCCTAAGCATCACCGACTTGAACGGCCGCAAAATCAAGATCGCGGACATCGCAACACAGCCACGATGCCGGACCGCGTGCACGGCTCAGCGCATGCGCTACGTCTACGACGGGCTCGTGTGCTCGGTGGCTACATCGACCGCGTGCGTGGGCTCGCGTGTGGTCGTGCTCGCTGCGGGTGCTGCGGATGCCGACCCGGACAGCACATCCGCTGTGACCGCTACGCGTATGCGCAACGCGACGGTGAGCGCGGGCGGCGCGGTCTACATGAACCCGGTGCTCAGGCACGACCGCAAGCCGATCTTCGACAGCGCGGGACGGCGCATCTTCCGACAGACACGAATCTTTGAAATCTACACACCATGAGCGACACTTTTCCAGACGAAACACTGTATCCTGTGCTGACATCCCTCGCGGATGAGGACCGCATATTCGCGAGCAACAGCGCCGTGAGCCACGAGTCGAGCCAGATAAAGGGCAGCACGATCAAGGGCCTCATCCGCGCGAGTAGACCAAAACACGCATATGTGGGGATCACAACGGCCTCAACCTCGATTGATGCCGAGCGAGGGAAGA